GGGGCGGGCTGGTCCCACTGGGGAGATTGCCAGACCAGACGCTGGCCAGGGGGGATAGCATTCGAGTCATCAGCTCGCTTCGATCAGCCCGAGGAAACTGTGGTTCTGGTTCACGCCCCCCGCGTACTGCGTGAGCGGCGTTCCGGTTCCGTCAGCCGAAATTTTGATGTCGCCGCCGCTGCCGTCGGCTGCAACGTTGTCGGCGAGCGCCGACGTGGTGTCGGTTCGAAGCACGCAGACGCCGGCTTCCGCCACGACCAGGAACGCGCGCGTCTTCGCGTTGAAGGTGTGTACCTCCACTGCGGTGACGCTGTTCCTCGTGGTGATTGGCCAGCGCTGACCGTCGCTGTCGGTGTAATGCAGGAAGCTCTCGATGCTCCCCGAAGGGTCCAACTCGGCGAGAGTTGGACCCTCCACGATGAGGACGGTAGCGGTCATGGGTCTGCCGTGGTCTGTCCGGCGACGTTGGCGTTATTCGCCCACTCGTTGTTGCTGCCCGCCGGGTAGGCGGTGCCGCTGTAGGTTCCGGAGAGATAGTTCTCGGTGATGACGTTGTACTCGCCCTGGTTCGCGCTCGGCTGATCGTCGATGTCGACTGACAGAGTCGCGGTGAACCGGCCGAAGATGTTCCTCCGGATCGTGCTGTAGGACATCGATGAGAGGATGTGGCTGGCGTTGTTGTGGAAGTGATTGTCCTCGATCCTCCACGCCAGCGGCACGGCGACCGACGTGCTCGTGCACTTGATCCCGGCCCCGCCGCTTTCGGTCAGGCCACGGAAGATATTCCCCCTGACCTGGCAGAACGAGGCGCCTCCGGAGTTCTCGATCCCGACCAGGCCGGCGTCGAACCGGCATCCGGCGACGATCGCATGCGACGAGTCGTATTCGCTCGTGCCGGATGAGGCGTTGCGCTCCAGCTTGATCGCCGCGGCGTCCACCGGTGCGTCAAACAGGATATTGTAGAACCGCCAGCCCCTGCCCCTCACCTTGAGCAGCGGCGTAGCCGTCGTGGGCGATGCAGGCGGCCGCCACGCAGCGGCGCCGGTCTTGTAGCCGGCCGCCGGAAGGTCCGCGTGATGGATCCCGCCGCAGCCGACGATGGTCAGATCGAAGACGAGGTTGGAGCCGGTCAACTCTTCCCGGACGTCGCCGGTGAAGTAGATGACATCGCCCGATCCTGCGACAGCCAAAGCCTGCGCCATCGTCCTGAAAGCCCCTTCAGGGGTCTTGCCGTCGATGTTGCCGCCGAACTCGGTGTCGACGAACCAATGGTCGCCGAAGGGGCTGATGTGAGGCAGTCCGGCAGGCACGCCGCCGAACTGGAACAGCATGTCGTTGACGGTGGTCATGGCCGTCTCCCCTTACGCCGCTGCCGAGGCGAACACGCCGCGCGGGTTCGACCAGCCGGCGACGTAGCGCTCGACCGCCTTGAACTTCACGTTTTCCGTATCGAAGTCGTTGTCTTCGCTGATCTCGGGCGAGCGGCGCTGGAAGCGCTTCAGGCCGTGATCGCAGTCGGTCAGGATGAACCAGCGCGAGCTGCTCGTCAGGTAGTCGTAGACGAAGAAGCCCTCGGAGATGCGGTTGCTGTCGCGAAGGGCGTTGGGGTCGTTGTTCGCCGTGCCCGACTGCAGCCTGCTGTTCATGATCCGGGCGGCTTTCCACTCGAGCGCGGCCGGCACGACGAGCTTCCTCGGCATGATCCCGGAGCGCAGTCCGCGCTCGTCGAGATTCTGCCGAATCTGCGTCGTCAGGTCCTCGATGGCCTTCTCCCCGAGCGCGGCCGGCGTCCCGAGCTCATTGCTCCAGGTTCCATTGATCGAGGGGTGATCGGTGGCGCACAGCTCTTTTGCGTCAGAGCCCGAGCCCATCGTGTAGATCGAATCGAACGCATTGTTGAGAATCGCCGCGTGGATCACTTCCTTGGTCTTGCGCATCGAGTTGCCCAAGGCCGCGGAGCGGAACTTCACCAGCTTCGGGTATTTGTTGTCGTCGATCTCTTCGCGGGAGACCTTGAACCCGAGCCCGTAGACCACGTGGTCGTAGCGGGCGACGTACCCTTGCTGATGCGTGTCGTAGGCGATCGAGCCCGCCTCATCCTTGACGGAGGCGAGGCCGAAGCCGGGGACGAGCACATCCTCTTCGTAGGCGGCGGAGGTGCCCTTATCGAGGGTGAAGACCTTGGTGAACTGCTGGGCCTCCTCCCGGTAGCTGATGCCGAAGATCTCGTTGATCCCAGGCTTCAGGAACTTGACGAAGTCCGAACGAGTGATGGTCATGGATCAATCCCCCACGCCCGTCACGTCGTGCGCGCGCTGATGGGTGTTCGGCTTCACGATCCACTGCGCGTAGTTGCCGATGATGTTGTTCGGCATTGGCGCGAGACGGATCACCTGGAAGTCGAGCGTGTTGGCCGTATCGGCCGTGTTGGAGTCGAGCATGAACCCCGAGAGGCCGGTCACGGCTGATCCGGTCCCGGCGACGAGGTTGATGTTCTTGCCGCAGTCGGTGGCCGCCATGGCGGCGGTCACGCTGTCCTCCTGCACCAGGAAGTAGACGTCAGGGTCGTCGCAGACGAGGCAGTAGGCCGCCGTCAACGCCGCCCGGTACATCAAGCCTCCAGCCGTAAGGCTCGGCTGCGCGAGGCCCATGAAGACGCCGACGATGGGATCGCCGGCGGCTGCACGGATCACGTCGCTGACGATGCCGTGGCGGGTGTCTGTCGGTGCTGTGGTGATGAGCTTGACGGGATCGCCCTTGTAGAGGGCCGTCCCGTCGGCTGCGTCCACGTGATACCGCGACAGCGCCCCCTCCCAGGGGCGGCCGTTCGCATTCACCGGACGCAGCCCATAGGGTGCGTTCAGGTTCGTCATTTCTGGAAAGTCCTTGAGGTCAGCGCGGTGTGTTGCGGGTCTCTATCGAGACGCCGATATCCTCGCCGCGCGCGTTGCGGGTGTATTGGGCGGAGCGGCCGTCGGGCGTTTTCCCGAAGTCCTCGGCCGGCTTGGAGCGGCGGATCTCGTCGAGATGCGCCCTCTCCCGCGTGGCGCGGCGACGTTCGTCGTCTTCATGCCAGTCGCGGAACTTCTGCATCAGCACGTAGTGGACGGGCGTCAGCCCGTCGTTGTAGGCATGGATCGGCGCCTGTCCTGGCGTCCTGTCCCAATCTCGCGCCTCGAGGAATTGGAGGCGGCCGGGCTCGTCGAGCTCCCAGCAGTAGGCGAAGGTCGCGTGGTCCTGCGGGACCGTCACGATCAGGTTGTAGCGATAGTCGCCGTCGAGCGTGTCCAGTCTGGCGCGGCGCTCGCGGCGCTCCTCATCGATGCGGGGCTCCCGGCCTCGGGCGGCCTCGCTGGGGCCCGCCGCCGGGCCATCCACGGGACGCAGGCCGTCGCGCTCGTCCAGCGCCTCAGCGCGCCGGCGCGGCCGCTGCGAGCGGGGCTCTTCTATGCCGGATGCGTCGCTCATATGTTGAACCCTCGCTTTTCAGGGGTGTCTTCCTGGATCTGCTTGGCGTAGCGCTCTTTGTCCTTGTCGGTGTCTTCGAAGAACCCGGACGACACGTGCACGTTCTTGAACATGGCCTTGGCTGCAGGCGGGAGCGACGCCCACCCTCCGCCTGCGCCATTCGTCCCCCGGCGGGGAGCGCCGGAGATGTCGGGCGCCTTGCGGGCGGCAGGCTGTGCGGGCGCGGCTGGGGCTGCAGGTGCAGCCACGGGCGCCTGCCGGAACGCGGGGTGATCGCCGTATTCCTCGCGCATGCGCCGCTCGATCTCGGCGAACTGCGTGGCGGCTGGCAACGCTGCATCGACCTCGGTGGCGATTTCCTTCGCGCGCTCGGTCATGCCGCTGTTCTTGCCGAACCAGGCCTTGTTTCCGGCCACGAAGTTCGCATGCGCTTCGACCATGTCGGACGAAAAGCTCGGCTGCTCGGCTGCGGGAGCCGCCGGCGCTGGAGCTGCAGGCGCAGCGGCCGGACCGCCGAACTTCGCGTCGAACGCGCCGAGCGCCTTGTCCATATCCGCTTGGCGGGCAAGGCTTTCGTTGCGGTCCGGAGCCTCGGCGACCCAGCCGCGGTAGCGGCCGGCGAGCTGATCGCGGTTGTGCTTGATGACGCTCTGAATCTGCGGGCGCACGGTCTCGAGCTCGCCGCGGACGCGCTGCTCCACGCGGCGATCGACGGTCCGGGTGATCTCGTCGATGCGCTTGTAGAGCTTCTGCGGGTCGAACCGGTCGAGGAACTCGCGCGCATTGAGCCAAGGCTCGCCCTTGGCGGTGGTCGGCGTCGGCGCCGTGGCCGGGTCTTTCCAGCCTAGAGCCGAGGCGCGGGTCCTGTCCTCTTCGGAGTCGTCATTAGCGGCGACTGGCACAGCGGCTGGCTCTTCGGGCTCCTGGGGCGGGGTTTCGTCCGCCGCCGCCGGCTCTTCTTCGGCAATCTTGAGGTCCACATCGAATGTGCTCTTGTCCGGTGCGAAGTAGTTCTTCGGCGCGGGCGTCTCGGGGGCTGGATCAGGCGGCATTGCGCGCCCCCTTCTCGGTTTCGACGCCGAACGCTGCCGGATCGAGGATCGCCTGCAGCTCCTTGTCCTGGATCATCCAGTAGGTTTCACCGTCGGCTCCCTCGCACTCGGCCCGCGAGTAGCGGCGGAAGTGGATGTAGTCGCCCACCTCCGGCTTGCGCTGGAAGTGGCTGGCGCCGCGGTCCGGCCACTGCGCAAAGTCAAACGCGATCGGGCTCATGGCGACGATCCGGCCGCGCTGTATCCCACCGTCCAGCTTGTCCTTCGAGTGATCGGCCAGCAGAATTGAGCCTACCCGCCGCGGCGTCTTGTCTTGCTCGATCAGCACGCAATAGCTCGTGGGCCAGATGCCGCTCTTGTTCTCAATCGTCGTCATCGCGTTCCTTCTGTCCGTTCAAAGAGCACACCGACTCGTATTTCATCTCAGAAAGCTGGTCCGCCACCTGAGCTTCCGCCGTCAGGCACGCCTGCTCCGCCGTAAGCACCATTGCCGCGTCCGGGGTTGCCCCCCTGGCCTGGGATTCCGCCAGCGCCGAGCGCTCCGCCCGCTTCTCCACCGCGTAGGCCCGAAGGCCCGCCCGGAGCCATCGCCCCGTTGGGCTGTCCCACCAGAGCAGCCAATCCTCCCGCTTGGGCGGGGCCGGCAGCTTGTCCATTCATCATCCCCGGATTGGTGGCCGCGAAGAGCGTCGCGATCATCTGCAGGACCTGCGTGTACTCGGCGATGTTCGCCCCCGCCTCGGCCGACTCGGCGTCAGCGATCGACTTGACCGCGCCGGCCTTCTTCGCCAGCGCCTCGGCCATGTTCTTGGCGATCTCGCTCGCGAGCTTCGCCATCTCGAGCTTCATCGCCTCGATCTGCATCGGATCGGGCGGGGCCAGCAGCGCGTCAGGCTCCTCGATCCCCGCGGCCTCGAACGTGCGCCGGTAGATTTCCTCGTTGTTGATCCCCGGCATGCCGATGTGCTCGCGCAGGAACTGTGCGCGGGCCATCTTCTGCATGCTGGTGACCTGACGCGGGTCGGCCACCGGCACGACATCGCAGTCGGCGTGCGAGTAGTCGGCCTTCGCCGAAGCCGTCGGATCGTCCACCACGGCGCGGTAGGCTTCGTCGTCCAGGTAGAGCGCGTTCAAGCGCATGCGGATGCGGTATTCTTCCTGCTGGCCGCGCCAGAGGTTGATGAAGATGGCGCCGAACACCTGAAGGCCCTGCTCGATCAGCAAGATCGTCGTGGTCGCCGGCTGCTGGCTCGGGGCCTCCCCGGTCAGCACGTCCAGCACCATCGCCGTGGTCTTGCTCGTGTCGATCAGCAGCCCGAGCACGTTGAAGAGCGCCTGGCTCGGGCCGGCGTGCTCGTGCGGGACCATCGCGTCGCGGATCACCGCGCCAGGCGCGTTGAGCGTCTGCCAGAGGCCGGGACGCATGCGGATCTCGCCGCCGCGCTCGTTCAGGTTCACCCCGCGGCCGACGAAGCCGCCGCCGGCGTTCTGCAGCGTCGCGGCGTCGATCAGCTGATTGATCGCCGTGTCGATCGCGCTCTGCAGGTTCTCTAAGAGCTTGGCGAGGCCGATCCCGTAGTAGCCGCCATCCGGATCGTCCAGGAACTTGTAGTCGACCCAGTACTTCTGCTCCTCGACGCGGAGCACGTCGCCGAGAGGCATCTCCTGCATCTGCGTCATCGGCTGACCCGTCATCGGGTCAGCCGCGGGCTGCATGGTCGTCGGGTCGAACACCGGCATGGGCACGTTCATCATCTCGCGCTGGATGTCCTCGGGCGCGAAGTTCGCGAGCACCTGGACGACCTGCTCGGATTTCTCGTCGATCGTGACGATCCACGGCTCGGCGAGCCCGTCGCCGTCCATGTCATAGCGGAGCGTCGACTCGAGCATGTAGCGCGGCTCCTGCTTCAGCTCGTCGGCCTCGCCGAGGTCGACCCGACGAAAGCGGCCGTCCCGCATCTTCTCTTCGATCTCATAAGGATAGAGCGGGTACCGGTAGGTGATGCGCGGGCAGCGCTCGAGGCTTCGGGCGCCCTGGTTCACATAGACGTCCAGCGCCGAGCAGAAGTCGCCTTCCGGGTTCTTAGAGTCGCGCGCCCAATAGACCTTCTTGAAGGCGTGGCCCACGGCCGGGTACTGCATCAGCAGCGCGCTCATGTCGGAGCGCCACGACTTGCTGATCTCGATCGCCTGATACGAGAGATGCTCGCTCACGCGTTCGGCGCGCTTGCGTTTTACGCCTTCCGGGTCCGGCCCGACGATCTTCGCCTTCACCACCCGATCGTCCTGGATCAGCGCCGTGATGGCGCGGGCCCAGAACTGCACCACCGCGTCCTGCAGGGTCGGGAACTTGACGTTGCTCGCTCCGTCGAACGGGAAGGTTTTCTTGCCGCCTTTCGCCGCGATCAGCTTCAGGCCGTCGCGGGCGCTCTGCTCCCAATCGGTGCGGCTCGCCTTGTCGAGGCGGAAGCCGTCCATCTCGCTCGTCTTCAGGCCATCGATCAGCTTTTCGCCGCGATGGTCGCCTAAGATGATCTCGGTGACGTTCTCGCCGGTGGCGAGGTCTTCGATCTGCTCCCATGCCAGCGGTTGTTCTTCGGTCTGCTCGGGGTCGTCCTCGTACAGGTCGTCGACCTCGTACTCGTCAGCCATCGACGATCACAACGACTCGAAAATAGCCGCGCGTGACGAACTCCGTCGTATCGAACTCCCGATCAAGATCGATCTTCGGGCTAGCGCGCCAATAGAGCCTTTTCCCAGTCGGTTGTTCGAGCAGACATGCCTCAAAGTCGGCAGTCAGATCGTCCACTAGCCCAGCGAGATCCTCTCGCGAGGGGAACTCCGCCGTCCGGATCCGCCGCCTCATTGCGAAGGGAAAGCACCTAACCGTCGCAGGAACCGCTGGAACGTCACTCTCAAAGAGCCAAGTGAACCCCCGCGCGCTGGAGATTTCGTCCAAACGCTTCGCTAAGCGCTCGGAGGCCGCTCGCAGCGCTGCATACCCGTCCTCGCCTATGGGGCGCGTGCTGATGATCTCAGCCATCGATCGCGCCGCCGCGCGCTTGCCTGTCGGTGGTGACCAGGAAGGCGCCGGCCTTCAGGATGCCGCCGTTGACGGTGGCGAGCTGCAGCCCGTGGCGCGCGGCGATCTCCTCTGCAGGCTCGCTCGCGACCGAGACGACGAGCAGGCCTTTGGCCCCGTCCATCTCCGCCAGCAGTTCGCCGACGCGCTTGCTCCAGGCCCAGGCGTCCATCAACCCAATCCCGCCTGGGCCCAGGCGTAGTTCCTGCGCTCGAGCCAGTGCAGCAGCTCGACCTGATCCTGCGTCAGAGGCCCGAACGTCCACTCCGCGGGATCGAACCCGTTGACCGGACCGATCGCAGTATACGACGCGATGAACGAGCCGACCTCAAACGCTTGAGGCGGCGGTCCTACGACTCCTTTGCCGTCGAGCGGATTGCGCCAAGTGTCCATCAGTACCCCGTTGTCCTATTGCGGCCTTCGTCGGTGCTGCGCGACCACTGGCGCTCTGCACTGGCGAGATAGCCCTCGTCTATGATCATGCCGTGGAAGTCAGCCATCGCCGCGGTGCGGTATGCATCCGCGCCGTGGATCTCCGGGCCTTCGTGCTCTTTCTCGAGGTAGGCGCCGAGCGTGTCGCTGTAGGCGCGCTTGTAGCTCGACAGGCATGTCCAGCCCTCTGGGGCGCCCTGCCGGTCGAACCGGCTCAGGTCGATGAAGTTCTTGACCGTCTGGTGGTCGGCGAACACATCCTTGGTGCGTGGGACGACATCGATCATGTCGCGCGTCACGCCGAGCCGGCTTGCGAGCTCGTCGGCGCGGCTGAGGTCAGCGCTCCAGTCCTTCGTCGTGCCATCGTGGGGCAGCATGTGGCGGGCGTAGGTGAGTCCGCGCGTGCTGCGCTCCTCCTGGAGGATGCGCGCCGTGTCGGCGACGCCGCCGTGATGCCACTCACGGTAGAGGAAGAATCTCCAGTAGCCCTTGTCTCTCTGCGCCCACCAGCACGCGTGAACGCCCCGCCCGATGTCGTGGAAGGTCCACACCGCGCCGAGGCGCGGGTCGTACGGGAAATCCGCATAGCGGCCCTGCTGCACCGCGCGCGCCAGCTCCTTCTTGTAGAAGGCTCCCTCGATGCTCGCCTCGAACGCTTCGTCTGGCGTGGCCGGATACTCCCGCTTCATGTCGTCGTCTTGCAGCGCGGCTGTGTGCGCGTACCAAGCCCGCTGGGCGGCATCGAGCTCGATCCAACCGCCTTTCCGGAGAAGCGTAGCGGCGTTGCGCAGCCACTCCGGGGCGCGCCTCTCGCCTATCAGGTCGTTTAGCGAGTCTTCGAGCGCATCGAAATAGCGGACGAGATCGCCCGGCAAGATAACGCTCGTCGGATCGATCCTACACTGATGATCCACCCACCACGGATAGAAAAAGAACTTGAACTCTTTGGAGCTCAACGGCTCCGGCAGGAGGCTGCGCTCCTGCGCCTGCTGGCACAGCTTGTAGAAGAGCCCATCTTGGCCCTCCGCTGTGCTCTCCACCACGATCACGCCGCGTTCGGCGGCCGGGAAGGCGCCAGACTTGATCTCTCGGGCCTTCTTCGGGAAGGCCGCTGCGATCTTGCCAAGCTCGCTGACGTGCAGGAACTGATTGGTGCCTCCTCGGCCGGAGAGGTCGACACGGACGCGAGAGCCGTTGCTGAACGCTATCCGTCTCGTAGAATCGTTCTTTGCTTCGACGGCCGCCTTGAGATCATCGGGCAAGTCGTCATAGACGCTGCGGATCTTCAGATCGAAGGTTTCCTCGGCCTTCGGAACATCCTGTGAGATGAACAGCGCGCTTGTGTTTGCGTGAAATATGCACTGATCCAGGGCGAAGATGGCCCAGAGCGAGGTAAATCCAATGCGCCTCGCCTTGAGAATCAGATTGCGCTTGTGAGCGCGCGACAAGCAGTCCCGCTGCGCTGGTCGAAGGCGGAACGGAATCTTGCGACCGTCTTCGTCTGTCAGCGTGTAGAGATTATCGAGCCGCCAGCGCCAGTCAGCCAGCTGCTCTGGCGTCGCCATTCGTCGCTGGTTCGTCGTCCATCAGCGCTCGCGGCTTTTCGCTGTACGCCGCGAGGAACGTCGCCAAGTCGCCTTTCGCTGTGTGCTCGTGATCCTGCTTGTCCCGCCAGTCGTCCTTGCGGCGGTTCTTCAGCCAGAAGATGCAGGCTGCTGTTTCGGGGGGAACGTGCTCGCGCACCTGCGCTCGAATGATCTTCCCCTGATGCTGGAAAATCTTCTCGCTGTCGAAGGTATAGCCGCGAGCGCGATGATAGAGGCTGTCCTCTACGTGATCGTCGGCGAACTCTTTGCCTCTTTTTGTGGCCCGACAAAATTCCTCGTGTTCAACGCACCAGCGCTCGATCGTGCGGATCGCGACCTTGAAGAAGTCGGCCAAGTCGGCGTTGGTCGCGCCCAAGCGGCAAAGCTTCTCCGTCTGCGCGGGATAGAGCTCCGGATTGTAGATCGGCGGGCGGCCTGGCTTAGCCATCGACCAGGTACTCTTCCACGAAGCGCTGCTGCTTAGGGGTCATTGGGGAGCCTAACGGGACGGGCATTGTCCTCGCATGCTACGATTGCGATTCCCGGCATCAAGACGCCAGTTCCTACCCTGACAAGGGTCAGCGACAAGTCGCGAGCGAGGTCGCGAACCACGTTTGTGGTCGCGACCAGCCTTTCGGCTGCGCTTACGATGAGCACGCACTTCTCCGCGTTCATCTCAGCGAGAGCCGTCTTGATCTCTTCCACGAAGCGGGACTGCTTATGGATCTCGCCAGCAAGCTTTTCTACGGCCGCTTCGGTGAGGTCCGCGCTCACGTCGCTGGCGGACTGTTCCGTGTCGCTCATAGCCCGATCATCCTCAGCGCTCGCCTCGTAGCGGCTTCGCTAGCGGCTCCATCGCTTCTCGCACAGCCTTGGCGAGTTGGGCACTGTCTCCGGTTTTGGCTGACTCGTGCATCACATCGATCAGCGAAGCCTGCGCAGCGGCTCCTTCTGGCGTGTTGAAATAGGCTTTGACTGTGCTTCGAAGAGCCCTGATCAAGCCGTCTGTGCTCCCAATTATCGGCATCCTAAATTCCGATCATCTCCAAGGCCGCCGGCAGGCTACTCGCCATTGACCTTCATGTCCCAATACACGGGCTGGTAGTCGCCCTCGACAAGTGGTCGATTCGCGAAATCGGATCCCAGCTGCAGGGGCTTTCCGATGAAAGGGCTACTAGCGGGCTTTAACGCGTCACGGAAGGCCAACCAAAACTCGTCGCGCTCTTCCTCTGTGGTGTTTGCTTCGCCGGCGCATTCCCAGACGCCGTTATTCCGCACCATCAGGTCGCCGGAATAAAACCCGTTTTTAGATTCCGCTGCGATCGCGAAACGACCGGGGCGCGGCTTTCCAGGGATGAGCCCGTCGATCCAGTGCGCTTGCACTGGCGCCCCTTCGACGAGAGGCGGCAGACCGGTCATCTCCACCGGCTTCAGCCCGAATGGTGTGATCATAGTCCGATCATCCTTGTCACGACGGCTCCCGGAGACCGAGCATTTGCCCATCTAGTATGTGACGGAACGCTTTGGCGACCTCTTGGCGATCTTCATCGGAGAGCGGGTCGCCGCGCTTCTTGCCCAAGGCGGCATAGATCCCGTCCTTCATCATCGAGACATACTGTTCGCGAGTTATGGTCATAGTCCGATCATCCTTAAGGCCGCCGGCAGGGTGCCCGCGATCAGCGCGAGACAGGCTATCACCATCACGATGACGGGCAATAGCTTAGCGGTGGCCCAGGCGGTGCTGAGGGCCTTGCCGATGGCGCCGGGAACCGCGGGCGGAGACCAGCGGCCCATGGCCTTCAGTAGATAGACCGCCGCCGCGTACAACAGGACCACCGTGACGAGGTAGTCTGGTGCTCCGGAAAGGCTGAAGTTGGCGCCGACGTCGATCATGTCATCTGCTCCGGTGTGAGCCTTTTGCGCCGCAAGCGCCTTGCGATCTTCGTGATGCGCAGGTGAGAGTCGACGAACCTGCCGATGGGCTCGAGCGCGGCCATGGCCGCCATCCCGAGCAGGAACGCCACGAAGTAGGTCCAGAGAGCCCCGGTGAAGTAGGGGTTTAAGTCTAGGTTCACGCCTGGAATTCCTCGACCATCTTCAGTAGCTTGAGTTTCGCGCGCTCCAGCATCCAAAGAGTGAGCGGCCCTTCCGCAACGGACGAGGCGAAGTATTCCTCGCCGTCCTCCCTCTCGCCGACGATGACCACGCTCTTGAGCGTGCCGGCTGCCGCCGCGAGCA